TTTAATGAGCGCAAGAATACCAGCCGAAGTCCATTTAATTCATGGAACTAAAGGTGAAAAAATGGGAACGCTCCTTCCCGAATCTGTTAAAAAACGAATTCCCGAATCCGAGTGGATGGACAATCCTGATGCGTGGAGTAAAAAAAGATTTTACGATGAAACTGCCGAATATCTTTTTGAAGTGTATGGCATAGGTTCGGATCAAGAGCGTCATGCACTAACTATGCTGACAGATCAGATTGACACCTATGTGGATTGCAATCGACATATTGCCGTTGAAGGTTTAGTGACAAGTTTTAATGACGGAAAGACTATTGGGCCATCGCCTTATGTTTCTATTCGCAAAGAAGCTCTCAAGCAAATTATACTTTTGATGAATGAGCTTGGACTTACTCCAAAATCAAGATTAGCAAAACCATCAGCTATGCCAAACTCAACTTTAGGAAAATTAATGTTAGGGCCACAAGTTAAGAGATGAGTTATTTAATCGGAGTTCAATACGCCAAAGATGTAGTTAAAGGCAATATTGAAGTTTGCAATAATATAAGATTAGCATGCCAACGCTTTCTAAATTTTATGGAAGATAAGCATTGGGAATATGAATTCTTTCCTGAATATGTAGAGCATGTATTAGATTTCGTTTCAATACTTAAACACACTAAAGGCCCTGATGCTGGCCAACCAATAGTTCTCGAACCTTTCCAAGTTTTACTTCTTTGCGGTATTTATGGATTCCGTCACAAGAAAGACCATGAGAAAAGAATGACAACCGATGTCATTGTTTTTATTCCTCGTAAAGCTGGTAAATCAACTTTAACCGCAGTTATAGGTTTATATGAATTAGCATTTAATGAAGCTGGCGCTGAAGTCTTTACTTTAGCTACCAATCGCGAACAGGCTACTATTGTTTTTGATGCAGCAAGATCAATGGTCGAATCTATGCCTGATGAAGTCAAATCATGGTATCGAGTTTCTAAATACGAGATTGGAAAAGCTAATGATAGTCAATCTATGTTCCGAGCTTTATCTCGCGATAATAAAAAATCAGGTGACGGAAAGAATGCATCTTGCGCAATCATAGATGAAGCTGCGCAGATTGTGGATCGTAATTCTATTGAAGTTATATTTTCAGGTATGGTGGCCCGAAAGAATCCTTTAAGAATTTATATCACTACCGCATCATTTACTAAAGATACAAAGTTCTTTGAGGACTTAACGGCCTTTGAAACTATGCTTAATGGTGATGCTGCTGACAATCCTCATTGGTTTGGTTTGCTATACGGACTTGATCCGCAAGATAACTGGAAAGATGAAACAACTTGGGCCAAAGCTAATCCTATGCATGGCATTTCTGTATATCAAGAAGCTATTAAAGAAAGATGTGAACAAGCTAAATTAAAACCAGCAGCTCTTAATGAGTTTCTTTGTAAAACTCTTAATGTATATGTATCTGCTAACACCGCATGGATTGATCGCGATTATTGGGATAAATCTGTAGGTGACGATCCAGGCGATCCTGAAGAAGTGTTTATCGGATTTGACCTAGCAGCCACTCGCGACTTAAATGCAGTTTGTGTATTAAAGCGCTATGCCGAAGATAATTATTATGCAGACTTTAAATTCTTTTTACCTGAAGAAGCGCTTAATCTAATTCCAACTCACTACAAAGGAATCTTTGAGCAAGCAGTTCAATCTAAAATACTTCATATCACCGAAGGCAATGTTATGGATGATAGAGAAATATCAGAATGGATAAAACAACAAGCAACACTTTATAATGTTAAAGAAGTAGGGTATGATGCTTATAACGCAGCATCTCTTATTGCAAGACTACACGATAATAGCATACCTGTTAAAAAGGTAGGGCAAGGAATGGCAGTTTTAAGCAATCCTTCAAAGCATGTTGAAAAGCTCATCATGCAAAATCAAATAAAACATAATGGCAATCCATTTCTCGGATGGCAGTTAGGTAACTGCGAAGTTTATGAAGATGTAAATGGAAATATTAAGATTCGCAAGAACGAAGCAGACAAGTCAGCAAAGGTTGATGGTATAATAGCGCTTATTATTGCGATGCATTGCTCACTAGATCATCCATTAACTTCTACCTCGTTTGGTTTTAGAAGTATATAAAGGAAAAACATGGCTATAACAGATATATTCAAAAGAAAACCAAATCAAAACGCGCAAGAAAGTAATACTCTTTTTGGTCAAACCGCTCTTGGTAATAACATTCTACGCAATGTTAAAGGGCAAGGCACTCAATCAAATAACCAATTATTATATGTAACGACATCATCCGTTAATACCGCAGGCCGAGTATTGGATATGTCCACACTATCCCGTAACTCAACAGTTATGGCCTGTGTGAATGCAAAAGCAAGGGCATTAGCTCAATTACCCATTAAAATTATGGCTTATGATGCCGATAATAAATTAGTAGATGCGGTCACTAATCCTAATGTATCAGCAAGAGATAAAGCAAAAGCAAAAGCAGTTTATTATTTATTAAACAATCCTAATAACTATCAATCTGCATATGAATTTTGGTATCAATGGTCCATGTGGTATGACCTATCAGGTGAAACATTTACTGCTTTATGGCGTAAAGAGCAAAATAACTCTACGCTAACACCAATGGAAATGTATTTATTAGATTCAACTCTAATTACTGCACAAATTACTCCAACTCGCTATCCAACATATAGATTAAGCACTTCTACATACGGATTTAATAAAGATGAGCCATTAGATTATTTCCAAGTTATTCATGCAAGTGAAATGGCTTGGCAAGGTAGCGCTGGTTTCAATAAAGGTATTCTAGCAACAGAATTAGTATCATTAGATCAAGATATTGATTTATATAGCAATTTTATTATGCTAAATGGTGCTAAACCTAGTGGCATGTTTGTTACAGATCAAGTTATTCCTGACGCTAAATTTAAAGAGATTGCCGCAAGATTAAAAGAAGCATGGACATCATTAACAGGATCAAAATCAACTGATCTATCTAAACCAGGTCAAGGTATGTTGTTAGATAACGGCATGAAATATATGCCACTAGATATGCTTACACTTCAAGATGCTGATGCAAGAGCATTAAAACAACAAACAATGAAGCGTATATGCGGATTGTTTGGTGTGCCACCTGCAATGATCGGAATTGAGGAAGGTAAGTATAACAATACACAAACTATGCTAGATGAATTCTACAAATCAACAATGCTTCCTGTAATTACTAACATTCAACAAAAATTTAAAACTTCATTGCTTGCTGGCTATCCAAATCTATGCATTGAATTCCAAACTCAAGATTTCCTTAAAGGCGCACCGCTAGATCAAATGAATTATGTAGTGGCAGGCGTAACAAATGGTATAATGACACCTAATGAAGCGCGCGAATATCTTGGCAAACAAAATATGGAAGGCGCAGACGAATTAAAAGATACATCAAAACAAGCTAAACCTATTAGTGGCACTTCACCTCAAGATACAGGTGGCGGTGGTAATACTTCTAGCGTTGGCAAAACAGGTCAGGCAGGTAAAGCCTAATGACATTAAAAGAGTTACTCGATAAATTAACCCAATCCGCTTTAAAAAGAAAACCAAAGCCGATTGAAACTAACGGAATGAAAAATAAGGGAGTGCCAATCAATGACTAAAGATATTAAATTTCTATTTGAATCAAAAGTAGCGTTAGGAATTAAAAATGACGAAGCTTTAGATACAACTGGATTAATAGAAGCTACTGTAACAACTTGGGGCGCTAGAGAAGGCGCTGATGGTCGTAAATTTAATTATAAGCCTGAAGGTTTTGCACAATGGGCTGATGAGTTTGCAAAATCAGGTAAACCACTCCCAATGTATTTCCAACATAACGATATGTCGATGCCTGTAGGTGAATGGCAAGAGTTTTCATTCACAGACGAAGGAATGGATGCAAAAGGCAGGCTATTTACTAATACAAGCGCTGGTAAAGACCTTTATACAATTATGAAAGAATCGCCAAATATGGTTGGCGGTGTTTCTGTAGGTGCTTATGCTGATGAATACTGTATGACAGATAAAGAAGGCAATATGTTATCAGACGATGATGATATGGATGAAGCATATTTCCAAATTACTAAAGGCGGACTGCGTGAAGTATCAATTGTTATGCAACCTAACAATTTAGAATGCAATATCTCGAAATTAGAGTGCTTTAGAGCCGATGGTTCTTTAGACTTAAAACTAATCGAGAAAGCATTGCGTGATGCAAAACTTTCAAGAAAAGATGCGACCACCGCGTCTTCAATTTTCAAACAAATTTTAGCAACTCGTGATGAGCCTAAAGTTGAAGTTGAAAAAGCACCTATTCAGAGTGATGCTGATGCGGTGGTAAATGAAGAAGATCAATTACTCAAAGCTTTTGAGGAAAGAGAACTTCTTAAAAAACTTAACAATCGTTTAAAAGGATAAATCATGTCAGATAAAATTATTGAAAAATTAGATGCTATTGAAGCAGCTAATTTAGCAAAAGTTGAAGAAATTACTACTTCAGTTGATGCTAAACTTGCTGAAACAGTAGCTTCATTTGATGAAAAAGTAGCTGCACTTGAAGCTAAAGTTGCTTCAGTTCAAGCTCCTTCATTAATCAAAACATACAAATCAATCAGCCAAGAAGTTAATCGTATGGTTAAAGGCCAACTTGCTGAATTCGTTAAAAACAATGGTCGTCATGAAAAAGAAATCAAACTCTTTGAAGATGCTGGCCAATATGATGCTTACATGAAAGAAGCTTCAGCTTTAACAGGTTCAGGCGCTGGCGTGGGTGGTAGAACAGCTTATGATCCAGTATTCGTTTCATTGCGTTTGATCAACCCATTACGCGGTGTTTCAAGAACTACTGCAACTGATGGCGCAACATATCAATTCCGCGCTAAAACAGGTAACGCAGGCGCATGGTGGGGTTATGCAATTAATAACAACACTTCAGCACCTAATCCAAACCCTAACTCTGAAAGCACAAACATTTGGCAATTAACACTTCAAGATTTAAACACACAGTTCCCAATCAGAACTGCTGCTCTTGACGATATTGATGGCCTAGAAAGCAATGTTGTTTCAGACATGTTAGCTGAATTCAGCCAACAAGAAGGTTTGTCAATGATCCAAAATAATGACCAAGTTGCTTCAAGCAATTCAACTCCTTATGGCGGTTCAAACGGCTTACGCGGTTTAAATCAATATCCAGGCGCTAACGGATCATACACAGGTGGCACTATTTCTACTGCTGCTTATGGTTCTTCAGGCACAGGTTCTTCAAGCGGTTTACATTCAATCGCTACATACGATCAATTAACAACAAACGGCGATGCTGCTGCTAATCTTGTAACTTACAAAGATGTTGTTAATTTCATCTACTCACTACCACAACAATACTGGACACCTAATGCTAAATTTATCATTAACCCAGTAATGCTTGCAGCGATTCGTGGCTTAACAGACTTACAAGGCCGCCCAATCTATGTTGATGGTTTAGCTCGTGAAGATGGCATCGTAGGTTCTCTATTAGGTTTCGATGTAGTAGTTAATACATACCTCGACAAACCTTCTATGGATACTGCTGCTGGCACAGATTCTCTCTATCCAATGTATTTTGGTGATTTCCAAAGAGGTCATGCAATCGTTGATCGTTTAAATATGGTTCTACGCCGTTATGATCAAACATTGCCAGGCTTTATCACATTCTATGGTGAGAAACGACTAGCAACATCAGTAATTGATCCATTTGCGATTATTCGTTATAGATCAACTGCAACAGTAACAAAATAATAGTTAAAAACTATTGTAACGGGAAGGGCGGAGCAATCCGCCCCTCTTTAATTAATTTAGGAAAGAAAAATGAATACATCTGAAAGAATTTTAAAAGGCATTAAACAAGCATTAACTGAAGGCGAAGCTAAAGTTAATTTGTTTGAGGAACAAGCCCAAGATGTTAAGGAAGCGTCAGCGCTTACTGGTAGCGGTTTAAATATTGGTGGTAGAACATACTTTGACGATGCATTCGCGGCACTCCGTTATGCTAATCCTTTCAGACAAGGTTCTCGTCAAATTAAATCCACAAATACTTCAGCAGCTCAATTTGTAGCTAAAACAGGTAACGCGGCTAACTCAACTAATCCCTGGACTTATGCGGTAGTTCCCGATAGCGGTAGCCCAAATATTGCTACTTCTTTTTGGCAACTTCCAACAAGAGTAATAACTGCTCAATTACCAATTAGAACTGCGGCGATGTCAGATATTAATGGCATTGAAGCTGCAATTGTGAACGATTTGATGCTCGAATTTTCAGCGTTAGAAGCGGCCAGTATGGCGCTTAACAACGATCAAGCAGGATCAACAACAACTTCAACTGGCGGAACTGATGGCCTACGCGGTTTAGTTGTTTATAACACAAGCACCTCTGCTGCGTCTTATGGCACAAGCGGAACTGCTATAACTAATGGTATTCACACCATTTTAAAAGAGGAATTTAGCGCTTCAGCAATTACTTATGATGACATGGCTAATGCAGCTTCATTATTGCCTGGTCAATATTGGAGTAAGCCAACAACTGCATGGCACTTGCATCCAGCTTTAATTTCTCAATTGAGAAAATTAAAAGGATCGACAGGTGGCGCACCAATGTTTGTTGAAGTAGGTGATGAAGATGGTGGCGCTATTGCTAATATCTTTGGATTCCCTGTAATTCCTAATCCTTATCTTGACGCACCTGCGGCTGGTAAGATTTCAGGCGTTTTAGCAAATTGGGATCAATTCCTAACTATTGCTGATGCAGAGGAAATGAATATTAAGATGTTTGATCAAACTGCACCTGGCTTTGTAACACTATATGCTGAAAAAAGATTAGCATCTACTGTTCGCAATCCTTTTGCAGGCGTATTTTTAATGGGAATATAATAATGGCTGATACGCTAGGGCAAGTATCTTTCGGAAGCACTCGCAATCCGTTTAACTACGATAAAGTTGAGCAGATTAATCGTGCTTTAACGACAGGATGGTTATCGTTAGAGGAAATCACTCAACAATTAAACTTGTTTGGTGATGAATCTCAAGATTCTTATTTAGAAGGTTTAGAATTAGCGGTAAGAATGCATATTGAGGATTATCTTGGTATGCCTATATTCCCTATTTCGTATCGCGTTTATTATGGCTTAAGCTCATTATATGCAAGTCCTGTTTGTTTAGACTTGCCACAAGTATCATATAGAGATAGTAATAACACAGGCAGCGTTGTTATTAATAGCGTTAAATATTATAACAACGCCAATCCTGTAGCTCTTATAACTCTAGCAAACACTAATTATTCTTACGATCCAACTGGTAACAAAGTAATTTTGCCAAACGGAACTCCGCAAGATATAAATATGAATGTAACATCGCCTATTGTTGTTGAATATACAGTTAATCCTAATTTCTTACAGGCTTATCCAGTTATTAAACAAGCGGCTTTATTGTTATTAACTCATCTTTATAACAATCGTGCAGAAACAACTTTGACTAAATTACAAAATATTCCTTATGGAGTGGATGCTCTTTTAAGACCTTATAAACCATTGGTAATGTAAATGGCCATTAAACGATATGAGAATGTTGATGTAAATGATCTCACTTTCGGCACTAATGCCTATGGTGACTATACAACAACAATAACAAAGAAATTTACTACTAGGCCTTTAGTGTCTGATGTAAAGAATTCTGTAGCTATTACAGAGCGTTATCGTGTATATCAAGATTTGATTCAATTCACTTTTAATTACACACCTAATTTAAAAGATATTGTCAATCATCAAGATAAATATTCGATTACTTGGAGAGATCATGATTGGCGTATTACGGATGCCATTGAAGCTAACGATAGAATGTCTGTGACCTTAATGTGCTACCGATCCGATCCGACAACAAGGGTTTAAAATGGCTACTCAACAAAATGTTAATCAATACGCAAAAGCCATACAGGCCCAATTGAGTGGTATAATAGCTCCAGTTCCTGTGTATGCTAATTTCAATAGAAATTTTGCTACACAAAACGACTTTGTAACTTGGCAATTAAGAAATGTGCATCAGCCCGTTTATACAGGCCAAACTCAAAGCGTAAAAGGTATTGATACACCTACATTTCAAATGAGTGTATTTTCTACCACAATGGAAAATAGTTTTCAAACTGCAAATACTATATTGCAGTCACTACATGGTTATAGTGGGTTATTTGGCGGTGCAACTTATGGCTTTCAAATATCTAAAGCTGATGTGGTGTGGTTATATAATGGATACGACAATGAGATCAATCTATTTAATATATTTATGGATTGCACCTTATACATTCCAACATAAGATTTTTTGATTATTTAATGAAAAGGAAATTTAATTATGGCACTTCCAAATAAAGTCTTACCTGGTTTTAGCGCTTCATTATATGCACAAGCAGGCGCAACTCCAACACCATTAACAGTTGCTAACTTATCAGTTTATGCTTCAACATCTGCCGTTGCAGTTTCAGGCAATTTATTACCTGTAGAAGCTATCCCAGCATTCGGTCAAGATGATGCAATGGCTAACTTTAATGTAGCTGGTAGCCGTCAATCTGACAAGATTCCAACACAAGCAGCTCCAACATCAATGACAATTACTGCTGCATGGAATCCTGCTGATGCACAATTATTACAAATGAGAGCTGATGCTTACAATGGCACTATTGATAGAACTTTTGTAATCTCTGCAACTGATGGCACAAATATTGTAAATTACGCTTTCAATGGTCGAGTAGGTCAATTCTCTGTTGATCCTAATCCAACTGCTGAAGCTAAATGCACATTTACTGTTCATCCACGCGGCAATCAATACGGCTGGTCAAACAATACTTAATAAGGATTGAATATGAAATTATCTGATGCAGTTGAGTTATTAACAAGCACTTATCAAAGCATTGATGCAGTTGCTTTGGGATTGCCTGTTGATGCCAAAGAAGTTGCTGATGCTTTAGCAAAAGCTGATCCTGATAGTGCTGAATATGTTGCACTACAAGCATTAGCTAAAGTTAATCCTTATGAAAATACAAAAAAAGAAAAGGTAAAAAAAGATGACGACACAAATCAAGAATAGTGATGATCTATTAAGTTATTTAGTAAGCCAAGCCAATTCAGGTCAAAAGAATTGGTTTGGTTTTGCTCAACAACGCTTAACAGGTATTGCATTAGCCCATGACATTGCTAAAAATCATGCGGACAAAATGACACCTGAAGCTTGTGTGGATTATGCTATTAAACTTAATAATACGATTTATCAAAAAATAATTAAGGCAGATTAATGAGTGTCAAGTTTGCGGTCAATGGTTTAAAAGAAACTCTTGAAGTATTTAAAGAATTTCAAGAGCAATTTGGCGACAAAGACGCAAAAAGTAAAGTATTAATACCAGCAGTTAGAGATGCTATGAAGCCTGTATTGGCTATGGCAAAAGCACTATCACCTAAAGACACAGGCGCATTGGATCGTTCTTTGTATGTTACTGCAAGAAGACCTAGTAGAAAAGATATGAAGTCAAGATATGTAACACCAAAAGATTCCGTTATATCGCTTGTTTCATCTCGACCAATCCCTAAAAAATTAAAGCAAGAATTCCATGCGAAATATGGAAATTTAAAAGGTAGTGAGTATAAAAAAGCTAAAAGAAGTTTTTATTCTGAAGCTGGCGTTATGCATGATGCAAGAGCTATCGCTAATGAGTTTGGAACTGCCAAAATGTCAGCTAAACCATTTATGCGAGTATCATTAGAATCGCAAGCGCAAGCAGTAGCAGCAAAATTAGGTTTAATTTTAAAACAAAAAATGGATTCGTATAAAGCTAAAAAATCAACAACATAAGGAAAAGATATGAGTAAATTAGGATCGGCTCTCGGTAAAAAATACGAGGAAAATAGATTATCAGTATTAACTAGGTCGTTTCAATTAGGCGATCATACATTTAAAGTAAGAGTGCCAAGTGTTTCTGAAATTGAAGCTATTTATAATTACTTTAAAAACCCTAATCTTGACAAGATTGAAAAAGAATATCAATTAATGGTAAAAGCTTTTGAAGGCCTTGAAGGCAAAGAAGGCGTAGAAGTTAAAGACAATGATTTTATTATTGATGGCAGATCAATTAGAGAAACTGCTACAAATAAACATGTATTGCAACACAGAATAGTTGAATGCATTAAATTTCTAATTCCTGAAACAGGATCATTAGAAGATATAACTTATGAAGATGTAGAAGCTGAATTTCCATTGTCAGTTCAAATGACATTAGTTGAAAAGATTAATGAGGTTATTAGCCCTGACTATAAAGACATAAAGTCAAAGTAGTAAGCTCGTTAAGAACCCAAGTTCGGGCGGCTATGGTCTTTAACGGGCATACAATACAAGATATAGATGCGCTTGATGAAGCTACCATGAATGAAATAACAGTCATGTATGCTGATGGGTTAGTTGGAAATAGAAGCTTATTAAATATGCAAGGAACTCTAATAGCTGGAGTTTTTAATTATTTAAGAGCAAGTAATAGCCAACCTTATACTATAAAAAGCGTTTTAGGTAGTGCTTATGATTATATTTATGGCATAGAAAAAGCTGATCCTAGCGATTCTTTATTATCATTTATGTCGCAAGCACCTGATTTTAAAATGGACAGATTTCAAGGTAAATAATTATGGCAATTATTTCAAGGTTAGCGGTTTTACTTGGGCTTGATGCAGGCGAGTTTAATGCCAATCTAGGTAAGGCTAAAGACAAAGTAGAAGGCTTTGGTTTAGGTGCTAAATTATCTTTAGCTGCCGTTGGAGCTGCCTTTGCTGCTTCCGCTCGCGAAGCAATTAACTTTGCAGACAATATTGAAAAAGTAGCGGTCGCAAATGATATGTCAATTCAATCTGTATTGCGCATGTCGAGCGCATTAACATTGAGTGGCGGATCAGCAGATCAAACTGGTATGTTGATAGCTAAACTCAATAATAAAATTGATGAAGCTGCTGATGGTGGCGACAAAGCTCAAAAATCTTTCAAAAGAATTGGTGTTTCACTTCAAGACTTACGCACACTCACCCCTCAAGAATTATTTGAAAAAACAGTAATTTCATTATCAAAGATAGAAGATGCAGCAAAACGAAATGCTATGGCTATGGATTTTTTTGGCAAAGGCATTAAGGGTATTGATTTAAGAGGTTTTGCTGATCAATTACAAAGAAATCAAAATCAATTTGCTGATTCAGAGGAATCCTTTAAAAGGATTGCTGCTTCTGTTGATCGTTTAGATAAATTCTTTTTTAATTTAAAAGTAACGCTTGCTGATGCGGTTGCTCCAGCTTTTGATTTGGCAACTAGAGCAATGGAAAATTGGCAAGAATCAGGCAAAAGAACTGTTGATAGATTTCAAGAAATTAAAAAAGAAGCTGGATGGTGGGCCGCTTGGTTAGATAAAGAAGGTTTAAGAAAATATAATTTAGCTGACAAACAATTTGGATCAGTTCAAGGCGCTAATGTTCCTGGCATTATGTCAGGCATCGGTGGTATGTCTGCATCTAAAAAAAATGTTAGAGAAGTTAAAGAAGCAACTGATAAAGAAGCTGAAGCTGAAGCAAAAAGATTAAAAGAGTTAGCTCAAAGGCAACAAGACTTTTACGATAAAGAAATGTTAATCAGCCAAGCTAAAGGTCAAAGATTACAAAAAGAACATGAATTAGCTTTTGTTGCAGAAAATCAAAGAAGATTGCAATTAGAGTTATTTGATATTGAACAAAAAAGACAACAATTATTAGTAGGCGATCAGTTTGGCCGTAGGATGACAGAGGAACAGGCTCAAAAATGGGCTGAAGCAGAAAAGGCAAGAGCAAGAGAAGCTTATCAAGTGGCGGAAGCTCAAAGAGATTTTGAATTTGGATGGAAAAAAGCTTTTGCTGTTTATGCTGACAATGCTAATAATGCCGCTTTATTAGGCGAGCAAGCATTCGTTTCTGTCACACAAAATATGGAGCAAGCATTAGATCAATTTGTTCGAACAGGAAAATTAAGTTTTAATGATTTAGCAAGAAGTATTATTTCTGATTTAATTGCAATACAATTACGCGCACAAGCTACCGCAATATTTCAAAGTTCAGGCATAGGTGATTTTCTTGGTGGCTTTTTTGGCGGTGGTGGAAATTCATCCGCATTTGGTTCAACTAATTTTTGGCTTGGGAAAGCTGAAGGCGGTGATGTTAGTGGCCGTAATACATATATGGTAGGCGAGAAAGGCCCTGAATTATTTGTCCCTAAAACTTCAGGCACTATTATTCCTAATAACAAATTAAGCTCTATGGGCGGACAACCTCAAGTGGTGTATAATGGCCCTTACATTGCTAATATGCAAGCCATTGATACACAAAGCGCTACGCAATTCTTGGCTAAAAATAAACAAGCAGTTTGGTCAGCTAACCAATCTGCGCAAAGATCACTACCACAATCGAGATAATAAATGGCTTCTTTAAATACAATACTTGCCAATTCAGAATCTATCGGTATAACTGATCAAAGATTTATTGGTCAAACCATGAGCCGCAATCAGCGCATCTCAACTTCAGAAATTATTACTGTTCAACCTTTTATGTTTGACATGAAGCCAATGAATTATTTGCTTTATAGTCAAAGCAGACAATTATTATCAGTATTAAGAGCTGCTGATAGACAATTTGAACAATATCTTAATTTTGGCACTACAGGATGGTCAAGCTATATTAAATATCAAGGCGATATGACAAGCGGTGAAATATCTTTATGCAATTGGAAGCCTGCAAGCGCTAACAAAACTTTAGTATTAGGCGATATTCCAGGAACTGTTTTATCAAGTGAATATGTAGTTAGAACAGGTGATTTTTGCCAAGTGGGCCGTTATGCTTATATAGCAACTGCTGATGTAATAAGAGGAAGTGGATCAACTGTATCTATTCCTGTTCACAGAACTTTAATTACTTCAGTAGTATCCGATATTGGCGCAGTTATTGGCCAATTTGGAACAACGATAGCTTTAGGCGGAAGCACTTACGCTGGAACAACATTCCCTGTTATACTTCAAGAGTATCCAACATATACATTTATTCCAATGACCAATGATTCTTTTATTGCTTGGAATGGAACATTTAAGGCTATAGAAGCGGTTCTATAATGGCAGATATAATATTACCAATAGAAAATACTAACAATATAAGAATGGCGGATTTTGTTCGCATAACAACGCGAACTAATATCAATGCGACCGCTATGGTTGATGCCGTTCAATATACCATCAGAACTATTGGCACTACAGACTTTACTTTATATGGTGCTGATTCTAATACTGTAGGCGAAGTATTTACCTCAACTATAACAACTCCAGCTACAGGCACAGGCACAGTTTATCAAGATGTATATTATCGCTTTGCAACAACCGCTAATGTCCTTACAATTCCAGCCGTTGATTCTCAACCTTTTGATGCGCTTGGATCATTAGTAAAAATTGACGATGTTCAAAGAGATATTAAATCAACCTCTAATGAAACAACAATTACTTTAGTTGGATTAGATACCGCTCTTTTAGGATGGGTATTAGGCCATGATATTAAAGGCTCTATGATTGAAATGTGGCATGGATTTTTTAATACAAATAATGAATTAATTACTACAGGCGGCACAGGTGGCCTTTATAAATTCTTTACAGGCTATATAAGCTCTTTCCAAATTTCAGAGGAATATATGGAAGAAGCTCGCTCTTATGTAGGTATCATAACTGCTTCAGCTTCTAGCATTCAGATCATTTTACAAAACAGGACCGCAGGGCGCTTTACTAATAATAATGCTTGGACATTTTTTAATCCAGGCGATACATCTATGAATCGCGTTAATTTTATTGAAACCATTAATTATTCGTTTGGAAAAGATGTTTGATTAGATTTGCTAATAGATACGATAACGATAAGATAATAGAGCTACTAAAAGATTTTGCGATTAAATCAAATAATCCAATAACAAATAATCCTTTAGTATGGTCAAAAACTTATATTGAACAAATACTAGCTACTTTGTATGCTGGTCATGGGTTTGTGTTAATTGATGATAAACAAACCGATATATTGGTAGTTGCTAAAACAGAATCTTTTTGGTTACAAAATGTTTGGCAATTACAAGAAGTTATGCTGACTGCAAATAATAAATTTGTTGTTACTAGATTAATAAAAGAATATATAAGAATAGCAAAAGATATGATTAACAAAGGCGAAATAACTCAAGCTATAATGGCTTCCTATAAAGATTATGGGTTTGAAAGATACGGAATGGTTAAATTAGAATTACATTGGGAAATTAGATGATTAATTTTATCATTAATTTTCTTGCATTTTTTACAATAGCTAATGATGCTATTGCTGGCGGAGCTATTGTTGCTGCGGTTGCTGGTAAAGCTTTTGCTAAAGCCGTTGTTGGACAAATAATAGCTATGGGAATTAATATGGTTGCATCATCTATCATTTCCAAGATGTTTGCGCCTAGTTTGCCAGGTCAAGAAAATCTTAATGCTCAACAACCCAATCCTGGCAATCGACAACAACTTCCACCTGCTGGCGACAATAAACTTCCTGTAGTTTATGGAACTGCTTTTTTAGGCGGTGTAATTACTGATATGTCAATTAGCTCTGACAATCAAGATATTTATTGGGTTATGTCATTGTGTGAAGTTACCAATACAGAAACAGGCGGATCGCCTGATACTATTAATTTTGGGAATATATATTGGGGCGGTAAAAGGGTTAATTTTAATGTTAATGGATATTCTGTAAATTCATTAACAGACGAATCAACTGGCGAAACTCAAAATGTTTCAGGCAATATGGACATTTATTTATATAGAAATGGATCAGGTAGCCCAACCAATAGTTCTATAAATGCCGTTGATGTTATGAGCGCATCTAATCTTGTGTATAAATGGAATAACACAAAATTAATGAGCAATACTGCTTTTGCTATTGTGCATCTTAAATATAATGCAGACAAAGCGCTTACAGGTTTAAATCAAACTAGATTCCAAGTTATAAATTCAAGAAAAGCTCCAGGCGATTGCTTTTTAGATTATCTATCAAGCGAAAGATATGGTGCTGCTATTCCTTTAGCTAATATTAATACTGCAAGCTTGACTGCGCTTAATACTTATTCTAATGCTTCATTTACATATACAACTTATACAGGTGGCACTTCTACTCAACCTCGCTTTGAATTTAATGGTGCTTTAGATACTAATTTAAAGATTATGCAAAACATTCAATCTATGGCTGATTGCTGCGATTGTTTGGTTAAATACAATGAAATTACTGGTCAATGGGCCGTTGTTACTCAAACACCATCTTATACTGTAGTTATGGATGTTAATGACACTAATATGATTGGTGGCATTACAGTTAGTCCTATTGATCTTAATAATTCATTTAATATTATTGAATGTAAATTTCCTGATGGTTCTGCAAAAGATTCATTTAATTCAGCAACCTTTGATTTATCCACAATTGCACCTACTCTTTTATTTGCCAATGAGCCTGTTAATAAACAATCGGTTAATCTTTACTTAACTAACAATAGCGTAACTGCTCAATATCTTGCTAATCGAATGTTAGAAGCTGCAAGAGAAGATATGCAGATTCAAGTGGAAATTAATTTTATTGGCCTTGAATTAGAAGCTGGCGATATTGTTACTGTAACTAATGCTAATTATGGTTGGGTGGCCAAACTATTCCGCATTAGTAAAGTTATTCAAAAATTTGGCGATGATGGAACAGTAACCGCTTCACTTTATTTAATGGAATATAATCCACAAGTTTATGATGATCGCAATATAACTCAATTTACTCCAAGCCCTAATACAGGTATTGGATCACCTATTACTTTTGGAACTGTTCCAGCTCCAGTTATTGTTAATGCTTTACCTACTGCAACTAACCCTGCATTTAGTGTAAGAGTTACATCTTCAAGCGCTGGTATTACTCAATATGCTGAAGTTTGGTATTCAGCCTATTCTAATCCAACTGAATCTCAAAGAATATTTGCAGGCACTACGGCTATTCAATCTAACGGAACTCCGTATGGATTAAGTCAAGTATTGCCTGATGTTCAATTATTTGACATACCTCAAGGCGATTGGTATTTCTTTAGTCGCATGGTTAATCAATTTGCTACAAGTGATTTTTCACCTGCTTCAACTGTTTATAAATGGCGGCCAACTACATTCCAATTTACTAATAAATATATCATAGTAGCTTATGCAGATAGTATTACAGGCACAGGATTAAATTTTAGCCCTACAGGCAAAACATATTATGGATTACACAATCAAAACTCAACTACACCTAGCACCGATCCATCCGTATATACATGGTATTTAGCTGATCCTGCTTTTGGCACTACTTTCTATTTAACTTATTCAAATAGAACTGGTCGCAAGATGAGCTTTGATACAGGGCTTGCTGATTACGCGGCTGGAACTGCTGCATTCGTGCCTACTGTAACTTCTCTATTTGATCCTTCTATTTGGTCAGCTTTGCCTGATAACCTTAATGTAATTGATCTTGATGTTAGAACAGGTCAATTAATTGGCACAGGAACAACATCCGTTGGAACAGGCGAGATAGGTATTACTAATAGTCCTGATGGAAAAATGGTTGCTCAATTGCAGCAATTCCTTAATTTTGGACCTGGTGTTTATACATTTACAGGATCAGCCGCTACTTTAACTATTGATATTTATGGTCGAGTAGTAGGTTTTAGTGCGCCTGATAATTTCTTTATGACTATAGATTCATTTACGGCTACAAGCGGTCAAACTGTATTTACGCCAACTACTCGCGTTACAGGATCAGCAGGATATATTACAGGTCAAGATTTAGTGTTTAGAAATGGCGTATTGTTTAATCCAACGCTAGATTATACAGAAAATTCTACTACTGTTACTTTAAACACAGGTGCGGTTACAGGCGATATTATTACTATTATTTCATTTAGAAGCGTGACAACTACTACAGGCATTTCTTATCCTTCATTTAGCCGAAACATTATAGATATAACAACACCGACTTCAACTGTCATTCCAAGCTTTACTTTAAATTCAGGATATGAATTATTATTTACAAATGGCGCAGTTATGTCAGACACAGACTATGATATAGTAGGCGGACATATAACTAATTTTCCAAGCCCAATTACTGGTAAAATGACAGTTATCCAATGGTCAGCTAATAACTTGGGTGTGCCTAACGGAACGCCTGTTAATATCAGCATTAATACAACTGTGGGCCAAACTACATATACATTTGGTTATACTACTGGCGCATTAAATTTATTTATGAATGGGCTTTTATTATTACTAGGAACAGATTATACTACTGCATCAGGGAGTTATACTTTGACAAATACACCTACTACAACATTGACTGAAATATTACAACAATCATTCTCAAGAGCTGGAGCTGCGTAATGACACAAGCTTATAATTTATCTCAATTAGCCAATAATGTAAATTCATCAGGTCAGCTTGATGCTGCAACTGCTTTGTTTAATGCCGTTCCTGCGGCTGAAACAATACAAACTACTAACTTCACTATTCAAGAAGTAGGTGGAGTATTACAAATTTTATATGGTGCAACTGTCGTTGCATCTATTTCATCAACTGGCACAATTACTTCAGCCGATAATGTTACTGCATACGGGACACCATAATGCCATTAAATCCTTCAGGTGCAATTAGTTTAGCAGGTCCAGTAGCAGGTCAATCTATTGCGGTTGAATTAGGTCAATCTGCAACGGCTACTATATCTTTAAATGATACAAATGTAAGAACACTAGCTCAAGTGCCTAGCGGCGTAATTGTTATGCCTACTGATTTTTATGGTAAATCTAATTTTGTAGGAACTCAAAGAGCTTTATTTGGTTTTGGTGGGCCTGTAAATGGAGTTCCAACTCCATTTGTTAGCACAAATGTTACCAACCGAGTATCTAGCACAGGCGTTGTATCCGCTGAAACTCCTGGTGTTGGCACTGCTAGATTTAATCTTGCCGCAGCTGGTTATGGGACTGATAAAGCTATTTTTGGATATGGCGGCACGCCAGCACCTTTTAGTGTTACAAATTTAGTTTCTAATACAGGTGTTGTTGCCACAGATACTCCTGGCGTTGGAACTGCTAGAACTTCTTTAGCCGCAGCTGGTTATGGCAATGATAGAGCTATATTTGGGTATGGGCAAGTTCCCCCATCAACTAGAGTAGGCTTTACAAATCTAGTATCAAACACAGGCGTTGTTGCAACAGACACTGCTGGCGTTGGGACTGTTAGAATTTTTTTAGCCGCAGCTGGTTATGGTGGAGATAAGGCTATTTTTGGATATGGTAGCCAAAGTTCTGGCAATGCTACTGCTATTACCAACCTAGTATCAAACACAGGCGTTGTTGCAGCAAACACTCCTGGTGTTGGAACTACTAGATTAAGTTTAGCCGCAGCTGGTTATGGTGGAGATAAGGCTATTTTTGGATATGGTATAGCTCAACCTGGTTCTATACGCGTAAGCGTGACAAATCTAGTATCAAACACAGGTGTTGTTGCAACAGACACTCCTGGCGTTGGAACTACTAGAAATAGTTTAGCTGCCGCTGGTTATGGTAATGATAAAGCTATATTTGGGTATGGCAACAGCACTCCAAATACTGCTACTAATATTACCAACCTAGTATCAAACACAGGCGTTGTATCCGCTGACACCCCAGGAATTGGAACTACTAGAGGTGGTTTAGCTGCCGCAGGATATTCATTAACTGCGTAATTTTAATAAAGGACAAGATAATGGCAAAATTAAACAGTGAATTTAATTATAGATACCAAGTAATAGGTGAAACTGTTTGGGAAAAAATTAAAACACTTCAAGGATTTTTAGACGGGCGTAAAAGAGCGGCTGTATTAGAAACAGTATCAAATTTAAAACAAAAAGCTAAATATGCCGAATTAGAACATCTTAAATCTATTGATGCGCTTCCTCATGTTATTATGAATATGGAAGCTGATATTATTGAAATGGAATCTTTTTTTGAAGAAAGCAAAAGAAATTTTGAGCAAAATAAAGATGAAATTAAAATATTAGAAAAGCTATTAAAAGAATGTTATGAGCTAGCCGAGCCAACAAGATTAAAACATAAAGACGGCACACCTTATTCTGATGAAGAAATGTTTGAAGTTAATGCGGCTAATGAATTTACTGTTTTATTAGCAAGAGAAATGCAAGCTGAAGTTATAGCTAATGGCAGGCCATCCGCCGCTAAAATTAAAAATGCTATGAGCAATCCTCTTACTTGGATTGCATTAAAAAACATTGGTTTAATACCTAAAGAAACGCCATTAATTGCAAGCAATATTGATCCTACTACTATTCAATTAAATCTTAAAGATGATCCAATAGAAGCGATTGAGCATAAAAAAAGTAATACACAAATTGAGCGTAAAGATGTAAAATTTTTATAAAGACAATATATGAATAATACAAAAATCATGGATTTATTTCCAACGCCTTTATACATCAATAATATTGATGCGCCATTAATTAATCAGCAAAAAGATTATTTATTAAATTTACCTAAAATATTAAATACGGGCAATTTAAGAAGTGAAAGTGGATATATACTTGAATATCCTTTATTTGCAGAATTAAAGAAAACAATTAATGAGCATATAAAAGAATATATAAATATTGTTTATCCTGGTTCAAATTTAGATGTTTATATAACACAATCATGGGCTAATTACACAGAGCCAAATGGAAATCATCATAAACATTTGCATCCTAATAGTTTTATATCGGGGGTTTTTTATGTAAATGCAATAAAGAATGAAGACATGATTAAGTTTTATAAAGATTTGCAACCTATGTATTTAATTAATCATAATCAGTCTAATAATTATAATAGTGGCGATGTTGCGGTTCTTATAGAAACAGGCGATTTAGTATTATTTCCATCAAATTTTCAACATAATGTTCCACCAACTACAAGTAAAGAAACTAGAATTAGTATTTCATTTAATACATTTATAA